GTCATTCTCAACCAAATCGCGCAGCGTCGACGACATGCAGGCGTCCCAGGCTGAGCCATCGTTCTCGACAATGGCAACTGGCTGCGGCGCATCAGCGCCGGGAGCCCCTGAGACCGCACGCGGGTTCAGCTGTGCAAGGTTTCGAACGGCACCCGCCATGGCCTCGGGCTTCGGCAACCTTTGATGGAACGCTCCTTATAGATCTTAAAGAGATACTTTTCGAGCGTGCCAATGATGAGCCATGCCATAATTTGGCCACGGTCGCCGTCTGCGACAAGAAGGCGGGGCGCCTTTCCGCGGGTGCTCGGCTCGAGCTTCACGGCTGCCTCAAACTTGTAACGCGGCGCATAGGTTTCGCGCAGTTCGCGGAGACCGCGTTCTGCACGAGCGACGTGCCATTTGTGCGACTTGCGCTTCTCGACTCCAAGCAAACTGCCGGCGATTGTGCTGATCAACTTCCGATCCGACTGCATCCGTCGGCGTATTGCTTTCGATATTGCCTTCACTTCCGCACGCTCCTCCTCCGTGAGGCAAACGGGCACCTCAGGGTCGTCGATACGCCCTTTGATGGCCGCAAGAACGTTGCGTTGTGTGTTCGCCCAAAATAGGCGTTCTTCAATGAGTGGCAAATAACGAACAGCCAACGGTACATCGTCCGTCGATTCGGAGTTGGGGTCAAACAACAACTCGACACCTGAAAGCTTGGACTCTTTGGAGTGCAATTCGACAACATCTGGCCCGTCAACCGGTGCGGCGTCACCTGTCGGCGCCGGGTCTGCGGGTATAACGACATTGGGCTCCTCCTTTGACTCGGTCTTGGCGGCATCGCGTGGCAAGCTCAACGGCTCCACAGCAAGCATGCCCGTGCCAGAGGTGAAAAAGCAACAGCACGAGGAACTCGCGACCCGTCCTGCCTGTACCGCCGCAACGAGCCACCCAAAGATGTGGTCGACGGCAGCGCAAGACAAAGGGTCTCCTCGGCGGTCCTTCTTACCAAACCGATAAGTCGCGAAATGTGTGTTGCCGTCCATCGTAGAAGCGGGCGCCTGTGAGTACAGGCCAGCGCCTCCAGCCCGGCGGGCAACGTCCATCTCTTCGGAGGTGAAAAACACGGAAAAGGGAGTCACATGGCTGTTCAAACGGAAACGCTCCTTCAAGCGGTCCGTGCAACTAACCACGTGATGTCCACAGCGGTCGACAAGGAGGTCGACGCGAAAAAGAAACGCATCGCCAGGCGCGGATCGACCCAGAGCCTGCTCATAACTCAAGTTCCGGAGAACCCAAGCGTGGCAAGCGTGGC